CTCAAGATTGAACTTATGAAAAAGAAACTGTATAATTAAATATATGAGCAAAGAATATTCCCCAGAACTACAGAAACTATTTTTAGAAATGATGCTAGAAGACGCACAGAGTTATGTGCGTGTACAGAACATCTATAATCCAGAAAACTTTGATCGTAGTCTACGTGAAGTAGCTAAGTTTATCAAAACTCATACTGACAATCATAAAGCCATGCCCACACATGAGCAGGTCAAGGCAGTTACTGGCGTCGATCTTAAACATGTGCCAGACCTAACAGAAGATCACTACAGTTGGTTCATGGCAGAGTTTGAAGGATTTACCCGCAGGAATGAACTTGAACGTGCGATCCTTAAATCAGCAGACCTGTTGGAAAAGGGTGATTATGATCCTGTAGAAAAACTAATCAAAGATGCAGTCCAAATATCATTGACTAAAGACATGGGCACTGACTATTTCTTAGATCCACGTGCTAGATTATTGGCGATCAAAAGCAATAACGGACAAGTATCAACTGGTTGGCCAACCTTAGATAAGAGATTATTTGGTGGTATGAACCGGGGTGAACTTAACATCTTTGCAGGTGGATCGGGTAGTGGTAAAAGTTTATTCATGCAGAATATAGCGATCAATTGGGTCACACAAGGACTTAACGGTGTGTTCTTGACATTAGAACTTAGTGAAGGTTTATGTGCCATGCGTATGGACAGTATGGTAGCCAACTGTAGTACTAAAGAAGTGTTCAAGGATCTCGACACAGTTGAAATGAAAGTCAAGATGGTAGGTAAAAAGTCAGGTGCCTTGCGTATCAAATATATGCCAGCACAGAGTAATGTAAATCAAATCCGTTCTTACTTAAAAGAATTACAGGTACAAACTGGATTACGAATAGACTTTATCATGGTAGACTATTTAGATTTGGTCATGCCTGTAAGTGCTAAAGTCAGCCCAAATGATTTGTTTGTCAAAGACAAATATGTGTCAGAAGAATTAAGAAATTTAGCACGTGAATTAAACATCTTGATGATCACTGCAAGTCAGCTTAATCGTGGTGCTGTCGAAGAGATTGAATTTGATCATAGTCACATCGCAGGTGGGTTAAGTAAGATCAACACAGCAGATAACGTGTTTGGTATCTTTACTAGTAGAGCCATGCGTGAGCGTGGACGCTATCAACTACAACTTATGAAAACACGTAGTTCAAGTGGCGTAGGTATGAAAGTAGATCTAGAGTTTGATTTAGAAAGTCTACGCATCACTGACCCAGGTGAAGAAGCACAAGAAAGTGGTCTACGTGGAGTTGGCGCAACTAATATACTAAGTCAAATCAAAACAGGATCAACAGTAGCACCAAGTGAAGAATCTAAAATCCAAGCTGGTGTAGATAGTAGTAAACTAAAAAGTATGTTGGCAGGTCTTAAGAATACTTCAGAATGATATCATATGCCCAAATACGAGAAGTACTTACATAGAATTCAGAATAAGATTATAAAATTCTGGTAAGTAATCACGTCCAGAAATATTTTTTACCTGATCTTGTATTGCTATTACCTCTAGCATTTTTTTAAAATCTGCATCATCTTGTTCTGTGTGTTGTCCTAGATAAAAATCTAGATCTTTAGTATGCCCGTGTTTTTTAAAAATTTCTTCCTTAACAATTTTTGGTAAGGCCGCAGGTCTAAAATGGCCAAGGTTGGTAACTGGGTTAAAATGATAAGGTAATTTTTGCTGATCAAACCAGGCAATAGTTTCGTGATGATATAAGACATTTAAGTTACTTGTGGTATAACTAACACTGATATTATCAGTTATAGTTCTAAAAAATTCTAAATTTTCTAATAGACTATTCCATTTCAATGGGAATCTCATGTATTCAAATACAGGCCCAATGCCATCTATACTAACGTTAAAATTGATATTTTTAAAATTAGTTAATAAGTTTTTATTTTCATCAGATAATTTTACTGATCCGTTAGTGGTAATTTGTATAAAACAATCGGTATTATTATGTTCTAATAATCTTTTTAATATATAAAAATTAAGTTTTTCATACAAGGGTTCCCCACCAACGAAATTCAATCCAATTAATTCTTTAAAGTTTAATTTTTGATCAATAAATTCTTTAGTCAATGAACTGGATTTTTGAGGTACAATATTAATTTTCTTTTCCAATACTGCCCAGGCACTAGATGCGCTCGACCCACAAGTTATACAAGTAGCATTACATGTATTGCTCGTGATAATTTTGACTAAAATAGTACTGAATTTACCAGATCGTGCATCTTCTTCGATATATCTAATGTCACGATTACAATAGTAATCTAACGCAGAATTTTTAAGTTTACGATCACTGATTAATCCAGCATCTTCAAGACGCCAACAGGCACTACAAGCAGTAGATCTACGTCCTGACAATATATCATTTCTAATAGATTCTATGTTGTAATTGGTTGGCAATAAACAACAATGTGTGCCAACATTGGAGCCAAATTCATAACCAAAAAAAGGTAATACGCAAAAATAATCATTCATTGTAATAGTATTTAATCCATGCTATACTATGTTAAATTAATTCTTAATCATCGATAAATACTCTAAACCGGAGCAAAGATCTTGCAGAAACGCACACGTAGTCTACTTACTGAGTTAGACGAGTTATTAACGCACAAGGACAAGGAAAATCTTCTTGAATCGCGTGCTAATAACATCATCAATGGTGCTATTAATCTCATTAATCACATACGTGAAAACTACGATGTTGAAACAGCAACCAAGTTAGAAAATCGTTTGTTAAATGCTATTAAAGGCCAAGACCCCACTAAATTCTCACGCGGTATCAGGAAAATCAAAGATGAAGATTAATGAAGTCGTAACAGAAGGACTTGGTCGTGGTCTATTAAAAACCGCTGCAGTTGTTGGTAAGATGTTTGACCCAGAAACAGGTGCTAAATTACAAAGCTATTATGCACAGTCAGATCCAAACTATAATAATTCTGACCCTACACGATCCTCAGACGAGATACGACAACAAATGAAAGCCATGAAGGAGAAAATGAGGCCAACAGAAGTTATAACTTCGAAAGGGATTAAATTAGTAAAAACCAACGGTAAGTGGGTAAGACAAGATGATATGACAGTTATAACAGACCCAGCAGAGATCAAAAAAATAGAACAATTGGCTACTAACAAACAACAACTAGCGATAGCACGTGGATATCCGACTAAATGAAATTATACGAAATAAAACGCCAAACTCCAGAATTCTTGCTAGTAGAAAGCAAGAACACACATCTTGAGCATCTAGAAGATCTAGTGTTTAATCTTGGCTATGCTGGTGCAGTTAGTGCCTTGGATTATATCGAAAGCCTACGCGGCATGTTGGCAGAAGGTACAGGTACTACGACCAAACTAACAGTCAAGTGGGATGGTAGCCCTGCGATCATCTGTGGGGTCGATCCTGCAGACGGTAAGTTCTTTGTTGGTACTAAAAGTGTATTTGCCAAAGCAGAACCCAAAGTTTGCAAGACATCAAGAGACATTGAAAAGTTCTACGGTGATCAACCTGAGCTGGTAGAGATCCTAGCCAGTGCCCTACAACACCTAAAGAAACTAGGTATCGGCGGAGTCATCCAAGGTGACTTATTGTTCAAAGAGGGCGGGGTAGAAACTGCTGACATAGGTGGCGAGCGATGTCTGACATTCACCCCCAACACGATTACCTATGCGGTACCTGCAGATAGCCAGCTTGGTCAACAGATAGCACGTGCAAAGATTGGTATCATATTCCATACCAGTTATGAAGGTACTAGCCTAGCAGACATGAAGGCAGGGTTCTTAGTTAATATACAAGGCTTACGTAAATCAGCTGATGTATGGTTTGATGATGCAACATACAAAGATTACACTGGTATTGCTAGTTTAACTCCTACAGAAGATCGCAAGATTCGAGCGTTGATGAATAGTACATACCAGACCATGGAGAAAATTGGTCAACAACGCTTTGACATCATCCTAGCTAATAAAGAGTTCGCTCGCAATATCAAACCCTTTATCAACAAGATGGTACGTGCAGGCACACATGCCGCAGAACCCACGGCATTCTTAAAAGACTTTATGTCGCATTATAACGAAGTAATGACCAAAGACATTGACGTCATCACCAGCCGTGCCGCACAGAATCGTCTAGCCAAGATCAAAGAAAAAGAACAATGGGTAGCAGATAACGCTAATAATTTACTTGGTATCCTGGCTACCTATAAACGCATAGTTGAAATGAAAGCATTACTATTGCGTAAACTACAACAGGTAGAAGGTATTGGCACATTCCAAAAAACCAATGATGGATACAAGGTAACGACACCAGAAGGCTTTGTAGCCATAGGACACGACGGTGGTGCAGTAAAATTAGTGGATAGATTAGAGTTTAGTCGCACTAATTTCCTAAAAAGAACATAAATAAACGTATGTGCGCAAGCACGCTAATATATTAGGAGAAATAAAATGGCAGATAATTATTCAACAGTTGGCGTTAATGCGCTTAAACTTTTAGGTGATGGCACAGCAGGCGTTGGACCATACACACGTTTTGGTACACGTCAACTAGCAGCAATCAAAGTTGTAAGTTCAGCATACGATCTTACAACAACACCAGCAGCTTCAAACAGCAACTTGTTCAAAGCTGTTAATGCATTACAA